GTTCAATTTGCTTCGATCATCCAACGATGTTGATGCTTGAGCAAGCAGGTCTGCACGTTGCACAATCCCTGTGATTGCCATGCGTGTTTTCCAATCAGCAAGTGACGATGAATCGTCCAACACTTTTGCGATTGTTGTGACGCGGGTATATCCGCGTTCTTTGCCGGATGCTGGGTCACTAATTTTGTAGCGACCCCAACGGTCTTTTGGTGCTTCAGCTAACAAACTGAATTCGTCTGATGTAGTCATTTTCGCAGGCCTCCTGAGCTTGGGAATTATGGGTGTGAATTGAACATAGCAGGTTGAATTGCTTAGTCAAGCATGGTCTAATTTAGGGGTGTTGCAGGGTTTCCGTTCGGCTGATCGAGCATGACCATTAGTTCACCCCACACCTTCGCAGGCATCACCGCATACCAGTCATCAACATTGGTTGACCCTCGGCGTTTGATGATGACCGCACCAGTCCATGCTTTAGCGTTCTCAATCTCAACTTCAAGTTCACGCAAATAGCCTGGAATATCAATCTTCTTCTCTGCCTTAACTTCGATGCAGACACCAGGCATCCCATCTATATCGCCTCGATCATCTGTCCATCCGGCACGACTGCGTTCAGCATGAATCCAGCCAAGTTTGCGCAACCATTTAGCAACAGCAAGTTCAGCTGCCGAACCTTTACGTTTCTGCGGTGATGTCAACTCCACGCCTCCTAGACCGTTTCAACCTTTGACGCTCCATCGTAGTCGTGCCACCCCACACACCAATCTCATCGTTATCTAACGCAAACTTGAGACACATTCTGCGCACATTACATTTCGCACAAAACTTCTTAGCATCCGCTATTGCGTTAGGTGAACCTTCGTTGAAGAACAGTTCGGTTTCACCTTTGCAGAGTGCTTTGTCTTGCCAGTCTGGTCTGTGAGGTCTGAAGGTGTTGTCACCATCAGACCACATGTCAACAACATGACCGTTGCTCATCGTGCGGTTGGATGGTGGTGACGCGCACGTGTTTCCATACGCTCCCAGTAACGCTCACTTGCTTCGATGCGCAACTGCTGATGATGTTCACGAATGTTCAGAATATGCACGTAAACGATTAGCACGAAATTTAGTGCGATGAATAGTTTCCATTCGAGCGGTGTTGCTGGCTTAGCGTCTGGTAGGTCTTCTGCTGTTGGCATCAGCCAGAACCCCCACATGATCGCCATTCCGATTCCTACTGCTGCTTGCTTCTGACGGTTTGTCATTGTCCCTCCTTTGGGTACAGATGACCTTAGAACACGGCTGGGACGAAGTGGTGGATGGTCACAAACTCCAATGACCTAGACCGCCGTTGTCGTAGAGATACTTCGCTACCGACAGGTTGCAGTCCACGTTGAATAGTCCTGTGATGTCGGTGCCACAGATGTTCCTTGTGACTGTCTTCCAACTGGAGTTGACCTGAACCAATCCGAGGTCTTGTGAGCCATTCCGATTGAGGGTGGTGTTGTGTGCTTTAGGGTTACATCGTGATTCACGATAAGCGATGAAGCTGAATGCTTTGACGGGTAGTCCGTGTTCACGGAACTTGGGTTCCCATTGAGGGCAACGCTGTTTTGAGTGGGCTGGTACTCCAGCAGGCAGTATCTCGATGACGGTTGGCATCGGTTCACGGGTGAGTTGGGTTTGGGTGGCTGGGAAGGTTTGGGTGGGGTTTGGTTGGGCTGCGTAGGCGGTGCCTGCGAAGATGGTGGATAGGGCAATGAGTGTTGCGGTGAGTATGCGCAAGTTGTTTCCTTCCGGTTGACGGATATATAACGCACACCCAAGGAGGGGAAGGTGTGCGGGATGTTCTAGCCCAATGAAGGCGGGCGAACGATCCGATAGTTAGTCTACTTGCTAGGTGCTAACCCTGGGATGTTTTTGGTCATGACTTTCATGTCTTGAACCATAGCAACGGGAATGCAGAGAACCCCGTCAACGTCATCTGCGTCAGTCTTTGATTGGAATATGGTGATGTGGCCTTCTTTGCCACCTTCGCTGGTGGGCAGTAAGAACCCACAGCTGATGACCTCACAGGGGTCTGTGCCAATGTCGGTGATTGGTGTCCACGTGTCGGTTGCAGAATGAGCGTCATGCCATCTCACCACAACCATCGTCCTCATCTCATCGTGCGACATAATCCCTCCCGCGCCATCTAGCCCAACCATCTCTAATTGGAATCATTTCTAGGTTGAACTCCCCGTCACCAGGCACATACTCAACCACACTCAAACCTTGTTGCCAGTCTTCCGCTCGATACAACGGTCTGCCGTCCAAATCGTGACCTCCACGTGTTGAAGGCACAGCACCATCAATGCGAGCCAAACACCCAGGCGATGCAGCGAGGATTGTTCTCGCCCCATCATGGTCATCTCTAGTTCGTTCAGCCCATTCGCGCCGATGGATATGACCGTAAATCACAGAGGTCTTTACGGTTGACAGATACTTGTGCGCGGTACTTCCACCGGAAGCAACCTTGTCACCATGAATGACATGAAGACGCTGGTTGATCCAATGCGCACCCGTCGGGTAACCAGGCAGATACTCAACCCCATAGTCATCAAGGTTGCAGAGATACGGCACCGACATCACAGGCCACTCTTCAGGGCGTAACCCTCGACGCAATCCGAACGCAGCACCAGCACCGTCAAGGATGAAGTTGCCGAGCCGTTCCTCATGGTTGCCAGCAATCCAAACAATTCGGGCTTGGGGTGCGAGTTTGCGAAGCTGGGCGCAAAGCAGGCTTGCCCTATCAATCGCTGCTTGGGTGGTTCGTGCGAACGCAGGGGTGAACCTATATTTGCCGAACTCGCAGAGGTCTAGGTTGTCGCCAACCAAAACAATCTGGTCAGGCTTGGAGGCTTTGACGATTTGGAGTGCAACGTCTAAGGCTTGCTCGTCGTGGATTGGTTCGAGTGTGTTGTCGTGGGTTCGGAAGTATCCGAGTTGCATGTCGGGTAGAACTACTGCGACTGCATAGTCTCGTTGCGGGGTTTTGTTTGCTGATGTTTTCGGTAACGAATACTTTTTGCCTTGCGCTATCACAGGCCATGCCGGATAGTAAGACTGGCGTATCTCGTTAAGCAGAGTCACGGGTAGCCCTATATCGTGTGATGACTGAACCTGACAACACAATTTTTCTAGCCTGCAAAGCCTTGATGATTTGTGCTGGTCGCACCGATAAATCGTTTAGTGCTTCCAATAAATCTTTGCCATCTTGTTCACCAAGTTCAGCAATGATTTGGTCTATTCGGTTACTTTGCCCTGCTCGCTGACTTTTTATTTCGGCTAGGAATTTCCCCACTAGATGCCCCTTTGAGATGCCAATCGATGTGTCCGTCCAACTTACTATCTATGTTCTCCACTTTTCCACCGATGGTGCGGATGGCATCCATGACTATTGCGTGGTCTTGCGTGTTTTCGCTGCGGAACTTCAGCAGAATCGTAGTAATGATGCCGCCAACAGCGGTGACCAACGCTGCGATAACCATGCTCCAGTCATCCATATCAAGCCCTTACGCCTGTGAATCGAATGTGCCAAGGCTCAGCACCTTTGCCGTTAGCGTCACCCAGAACCTCATGGCTGAAACCGAACCGGACTTCGTTGGCAAGCAACCATTGAAGGATTGCGCCATTGGCGTTCTTGATGTCAATGGCAATGCCGTAGAGATGGCGTGAGCCTCTAGCCTTCGCGTTCGCTGGGTCATCGTAAGGTGTCGCAAGCATTGCCATCCCTGGCTTCAGGTACCACTTCTCACCGTTCCAAGTTTTAGTTGAAGTGTTAGGCAAAACTTCTTTGGTGTAGCGGGAACGGAAGCCAGCCTCTTGCTGTGAGACTGACCTAAGCGTGTCACCGGATGACGTGCTTTTCAAGATGATGCCATCAGCCTTCGCAGCGATAGCCATCTCCTCGAATGCAGCAGCGGCGCACTTCTCCAACTTGCCACCAGCAGACACAGCAACCACCATGTCAGGTGTTATCTGTGAAGGTTTCTTACCTTTGAGATGCTCGCACCATTGGATGTCCCGAACAGGCCAGTTTGGTTTCATGCTTTAGGTTTCGCACCGAACGCTTCGTTGATTTCAGCAACAGTCAACTGACCATCAAGGCTGGCTTGAGCGAGCTTCTGCACAACGGTTGCTACCGCTGCGAAACCAGCCAAGACTGCTGACTTCCAAATCTCTAGTTCAGGTGCAATAACAGCCGAACCACCAACGATGGCTAGGGCTGACGATAGGAATACTGCGACGATACGTCCTGCAACGTCTTGAGCCTTTTTCATTCTGTTTCTTCTTTCTTAGTTAACGCGCCGATGAAGTGTAATACCAAAGCACCTAATGTCAGGTAGATAACAATCTTCTGAAGTCCACCAGACAACGTGAGGATTGTTGTGACTGATGCTGCGATAGTCCAAATCAACGCATGGAACTCACCCCAAAACTTCATCACTTGATCCTTCGACTAGGTGCAGGGGCTGTCACCAAGAATACAGCAGTTAACGCAATCAACGCACGACGAGTCTTCACCGGAACAGTTGAGTTGAGTGGAACATAGTTGTCTGCGAAACCTTGGAAGATATTCAGCACAGATTCAAATGCTTTTCTCACGGACGAAGATGCCGATTGCACAGCTTCGACTACTGCTTCGGCTTCGTCTGGGCTGAGTTCGGTTGGCGCAATCTCCTCAAACAACGCGGTTGCTTGCTCGCTCGTAACCGAGGCTAGAACGGTAGGGCTGGATACGAGTGAGGCTGCTTGGCTGGTGTCCAAATCCTTTTCCAACACCTCATCAACCAATGCTTGCACCTCAGCCTCGTCAGCCGTTTCCAACGCATCCAAAACGGTTTCTAGTTCCTCATCGCTGAGTGGTGGTTCAACCTCGTCTGGGGGGCTTAGGACGCTTGTGGTGGGGTTCTCTGGGATGGTTGTGGGGGTAGGCTGTTCCGATGTTGTGGTCACATATTCTGTCGTTGTGGTCACTTCTGGAATTGTCGTGGTTGTGGTTGACTGAGGCTCCGGTATGGGTTCTGTTGTGGTTGTTGACGGTTCGGTGGATGTTGTTGGCGATAAGTACAAGGTCACAGGCACAGTCGAGGTCGTGGTAGTTGATGAGATATTTTCTTGGACTGTTGATGTTGTTTGTGGTACTCCCGTTGTACTTGGAAGGACGCTAGATGTGGTGGACTCTGGCATCGTGGTCGATGGGACTGACGTTGATACTTCTGGTGTTGCTGTCGTAGGAGGCTCACTCGTAAACGCCTCCGGTGGAACAATCGTCCAACCCGTGTCATCAACATTCCACGCCAACATGAAGCAGGTCGAACCGCCGTTCTCGTACGTCCAGGCTTCAAACGGATATGAGTCAGCAGGAGTCCCACTCAAATCAAACTCAGTCGCGCTGCACCCCTGATCCTGCCAAACACCAAACTCTTGAGAACCAATCTGGACTGTCCCACCATCATCGGATGCAACCCACATCTGCAAAGTCTGATGCTCAGGGATTTGCAGATAGCCCGTGTAATGAATCATGAACGAATCCCAGCCACAATCACCAAACAAGTTCTGTTCATAATCAAACGTCACGTTGATAAACGGCACAACATCCTGACCGCATTCAACATAGGCGGTATCTGATTTGATAGGTGGGATTTCAGTGACGGTATAACCAACCGCGTTCAACCCAACCTGGAAGGCCTCAGCCGAAGGAACGAAACTAGATAGTGAAACTAAAAGTGCGGGGGCTGCAATCAGCCAACGGCTATGAAGGAATGACTTCAGGCGAAACGAAGGAATCCAATACCTCGTCATAAAGTGTTCCTATGCCTGCGTAAAATCCTCTAAAATTATTGTTGTAAGAAGTTTGCAACCACTCACCTTCAATACCCAAAGAAGCGATGAACGCTTGACCTACTGATTCAGATTCAGGGAAATCCAAATCACCACAATCAGAGTTTGCAACAACAATCACTTGACTCACAATGTTGTTTTCTACTTTTGCAAAATGTGCCATGATTAAACCTTCCACCTGATGTAAACAATTCCCGAACCACCATTGCCACCTGCTCGAATCGCTGTGCCGTTATCACCCGCAGCACCACCGCCTGAAGCTGTGTTAGCAGCCGCAGCTGCACCTATTGCCGACCCTGTTGCGCCCGTGCCACCAATAGAACTACCACCAAGGCCGCCTGCGCTTTGCCCTGCTCCACCCCCGCCGCCTGCCTTGAATAGCGAACTACCACCAATAAAAGTATTTACCTCAGTCGCAAGCCCACCCTGACCGCCGACCGTCCCGGCTCCATTGCTTCCAAGTGCTGCCGAACCGCCTCCCCCACCACCCGAACCATTAGGAAAATCGGTAGGTGCCGTTCCACCAGCAAAGCCTTGGAACGCTGAACCACCTGTACGGTTTTGGTAACGGCCTGCACCGCCACCACTACCACCACTTGACGGGGAACTACGGTCGCCAGCGTTGCTAAATGACCCAAAGCCGCCGCCGACTGCAGTAAGCAAAGTGCCAACTGTAGACGAGGTGCCGCTGTTGCTTTCAATGCCAGCCGTAGCACCACTTCCGCCTGCACCTATAGTGATTGTTTGGTTTGCGGATAAATAAATTGTGGACTGTTGAACACCACCTGATCCACCGCCTCCGCAATAAAAGTTGTAAGCACTTCCTGAAATAACTCCGCCAGCCCCACCACCACCAAACGCCAGCACATCAAACAAACCAGCCTTGGTAACAGTAAATGTTCCTGTTGCTGTTATCGATGCAAAAGCGTAAGCAGTACCACCAACAGTTGCGGTGCCAGTAGCACCACTTGCAGAACCATAACCAGTTGACAGATCAACCCATGCTGAACCGTTGTACACCTGCAACGATGTTGCTGTTGAGTACGCAACCATTCCGGCTGATGGGGTTGGGATGGCTGAGGATCGTGCTGCGGTTCCTGCGAACACCATCACGGACTGATCCATCAGGTATCCGTTAACGTCTGACGCAGTTAGGGTGTCGCCAGGCGACCAAGTTTTTCTTCCAAGACCAGGCATGATTCTCCTACTTTACACGCTCACCCAAGCTGTGCCGTTGTACACGACAAAACCTGTTGCTGTTGAATATGAAACCATCCCTGCTGATGGTGAAGGAATCGCTGAATCTCTTGTAGCCGTACCAGCGAACACCATCACCATCTGATCCATCAAATAGCCGTTGACATCTGATGCGGTCAGCGTGTCTCCAGGCGACCAAGTTTTTCTTCCAAGTCCAGCCATAGTTCCTACAGTCTATGCCACAGCAAAAGCGGTGTCATCAAGTGGTGAAGAATCAAGCAAGAATGGTGACACCAACTGAATCTGGCCTAAGCTTAAAACGACCTCATGGCGTGATGGGGCGATCTGGTGCCGGATACCTTCCACCACCACGTTCTGTCGAACCGTAGAAGGTGAGCCAACAGCGAACCGTTTCTCAACCGTCAAAATATCGCCAATCTCCAACGATGCAATCAACTCTAGTTTCGTTGAAGACAACCCATTCAACAACACGCTCGCCTCATCAAACACCACTTCAGGGGTTTGATAACGATTCAATAAAGTTGATGCCAAAGCAGAACCAGCAGCATCATTGACCAACGGCAAATCAGTCAAACTAAAGTTCTTGATTCCATACTCAGCCTGTGATGCCGTACCGTTCACCACACTCGACACAGACGAACCCTGCACCTGAACAGACACACGGTTCAAAACAGTCTCAGCCCCATACACACTATTCAAAGAACGAATCGGAAGATCAGTCGCAGCAGTCCCACCCAACACCGCCACAGCCGTCCCAAATGAAATCTGGATACGAGGATCAAAGACAAGCATCCCGTCACGCGAAGCATAGAAACGCCCATTCTCAGCAAGCTGCACAGCGTTCAACGCTTCAAGCACGTTGTCGTTATCAGCGTAAGCAACCGTCCCCAATGTTGCTACACCAGTATTGATTTCACGCAAAGCAGTAGACCAAGCAACCTCACTACGAGACAACAAAGTATTCACTCGATCAGACGACAACTGTGATGAAGGATTGAAGCCTGAAAGGTTGGTTTGCGACAACTGTGCCAACGCATCAACAGCCATAATCTGTGCGGTAGAAAAGTTCGGTTCATCGTAATCAATGTTCAAGTCGTAGATATATCCCTTGAACATTGCAGCGGTACCAGCAGACCCACCATAAACCTCAACCTCCCGTCGAGGAGCAATACCTAACTCACCCTCATACCAAGGTGACGCAGTATTCAACGGGTCAAACGACCTACCGGACGCACGGTCATCAGCTGTGATTGACAAAGTGCCAGTCGGAAAAGTATCTAACTGGTTATTGCGACCACGATTGATAGTGATGCTTTGAACATACTCGGTAATATCAACGAAGTCAGTTGTCCCATCAAGCACAGCATCAGTACTATCCAGCAAACTTGAATCAAGTTTGAATGCGTTAGCAACAAACCCAACATCCAAATTGACTTTGAGGACTTCCCCCCATATCGCAGTCTTAGCCATTACAAAGTTCCAATAGAACCAAACGTGAATGATTTACCTGTGAGGGCAAGATACTCGCGAAGATACTGGTCAATCTCCTGACCAACCTGAATACCACTCGCACCCAAACCAGCATTGATATTGAAGGTCAAACCACTCGTAACCGCATTGACACCAAGCGGGTCAGAATAATCAGCCAACATTTGTGCGCCAGTCGTCATAGCAAAAGGATTAGGCATACCACCAAGTATCTTTGGATACTTTGTAATCAAATCAACTGTGTCCTGCAACGACTTGTTGAACTCATCCTGAGCGTCCTTCGTATTCTTGACCGCTTCCTCCCAAGCCTCATACGCTGAAACCTGTTGACGAGTTGCATCCTCAACATCACGCAACGCATCATCGTAAAGAATCGAACCGATAGTCGCACCAAAAATTGCTTCATTCAACAACCGTTGCTGGTCATTCAATTCCTTAGTTGACTCGGCCTGTGAATCAGTAGCATCCGAAACAGACAACTTGGCCTCAGCCAAATCAATCTCAGCACGACGAATATCCATAGCCGAAGACTCTGGGTCTTTACGAATCTCAGCAAGATTCTTCTCAGCATCAGCAACCGAGAACACAGCCTCCTCAACCGCATACACAGCCCGCTCCTGCGCACGTTGAGCCTTAGCCAACTCAGCCTGCGCAGCCAAAGCCTCCGGTGAACCAGCACCAAAGCCACGCTCAATCTGAGCCAACTTAGCCTTAGCATCAGCCAGGTTCGTATTCGCATCAGTCAACGAACTCAGCGACTTCTGCTCAGACTTCCCAGCCTTAGTCAACCTATCCTGAAGACGTTCAGACACACCCAAGCTCTTGTTGTACGCATCCAACTTTTCAGTGACAGTTTTCAAAGCCTTTTTAACTTTACCCAAACCTTTTTCATCATCACCTAAATCGGTGAACCTTGGAAGTTTGTTTGCTGGTTGATGGCATCACGAATACTGAGTTTGTAGTTGTTAACTCCAAAAGCAACTGCATCAAACTGTTTAGATATTGAAGACACATCAACAAAGTCTTTAGTTGATTTGTAGAAATCTTTGGCTGCGCCAGCAAAGTCACGTGTTGTGAGTTTGAATGTTGCACTCGTAAGGAAGTATGCCTTCGCTAAAACATTTATCGCACTAGCAGCACCAACAGTTATCGCTTTGAATACATTGATAACAGCAGGCCCAGCTTTACCCGATTCAAAAACAAGTTGCTGGAAACCAGCAACCAAACCTTTTTCACCAATGACTGTGGTTATGCGTTGAATGGCTGGTGCAACATTGTCAACCAAGAACTCTGACAACTTTTGTAGGTAAGGCAAAAGGGCTGCGCCTATTGTTTCTAAAATCTCGCCGAACTGACCCTGCAAAATCTTTAACTGTCCACCAAAAGTATTCGCAGCAGTTTCCGCAGCACCACCGAACTGATCGTTGAGTAGTCCAATAACCTTGTTGAAGTCTTTTGATTTCTTGATGTTGTCATCAAGTGGGATACCAAGTTTCGCTAACGCTGTGAACTGACCCTGGCTACTCTTAGCCAACGCCAACGAAACAGTCGCCAAGTCTTTACCTGTGGCAGCCGAGATGTCTTGTGCCAAATTCAGCAACGAGGTTGACTGTTGCAAATCACCTGTCGCTCGAATCAAAGTCCCCAGCGACGAACGAAGTTCCACGTCCGACGTGCCGGTACGCAACTGAGTGACCGACACATAGCGTTCAGCAGATTGAGTCAACGCCTCATTAGCCCCAAAGGTTTTCTCCAACTGACGTTGCAACTCTGCTTGCGAAGCCTGATCTTCCATCGCAGCCTTCACCGCTTTGGTCAACCCAACAGCGATAGCACCAAACGCTGCGGTAGCCCCAACCGCTAAAGCACCAAACAAAGGTGAGGTCTTAGAAACCTGACTCCCGAACCCTTTGATGTCACCAGATAAAAGTTTTAATCCTGCTTTGGCTGCAGCAGTATCGGAAATGAATTTAACAACGAACGTGCGCTCACCAGCCATGCGCCGATTCTACTCAATAACAGACAACCCATTCCGCAAGGCAACAAACTCATCCAGCATCGCAGAATACAAAGCCTTCCCTGATAGGCCATCCCAACGAGAAATATCTACAGGCGCATTCCACCAATCCTCATCCAACACCTCTGAACCAGCACGACGCGCACGAGGCTGGCGTACCTGCTTAGCGCGTGGTGCCACAGGATTAGAAGCAACCTCAGCATCGAGTGTGAACGATGAATCAAGTAACGCACCATGACCCTCATGGAACTCAAAGATTGCGTCAGGTGCATGCTGTGGTAGATAGAAAATACGTGCAGGGTCTTTGGTCTGAGGGTCACCAACCAAACCGATACGGTCATGCAACTCTGCCCACACCACCCGCCACAACGACGCAGGCACCTTCTCCGCTAACGGCAAGACCAGGTGATAGTGAGGATCAGACAACGAATGCGAATACGTGGAATACGCAAACCATTCCAAACCATCCAGTCGAGCATTGTCAAACGCTTCGCTGTCCATGTCAACCACAAGAGCTTCAACAAAGCGAACATTACGGTTGCCTCTAGTAGTGCCAGCGTCATACTCAACAGGTGACCACAACGCCCCAGCCTGCTTCACAGGGTTCTCCTCATGGAACGACAACAACTCCTTGAGCTGCACCCACGACGAAGCCAAAGGCTTCGGATAAATAGACTTCACATCCTTAAACAAAACAGCCATAACCCCTCCTCCTAGAAGGGTACAGGAATCTCAGCCCAAGTCAAGCACTATCTTTCAACTCATTCAAAACCCGTTGAATCGCGTTCAAATACTCGTTGGCGATATTGTTCTTTTCCTTACGGACAGTAGGCCAAAAGAAGTATCCAGCCTTGCCACGATGCCGGAGGAACTGGCTGGTATGCCCACCGCCTTTACGATAGCCATCACGCGACTGACCCTTTTTATTTACTGACCTAGCCCCAGCAGAAGTCTTCATCCCCTTACCAAACTTGCCACCACCAAACTCAGCACCAAAGAACACATCACCCCTAGTCACCTTGCGTTTACGATTCCTGTTCGGATTCGATTCAGAAACAAAACCAGAAGTACTAGCTAGATAAATTTTTGGAACTCTATCCTGACCAACCTTCATGCCCTTCATCACCTCAGTAGCTTGACGGTTACGGGTTACCGAACCCGCTTCATTCTTGGCCTTATTCAAAAGCATTTCAGCAACTTTGCCAGCAGCAATACGAGCTTCAGCATCAAAGCGTTTGTCTTTCCTTGAGGCATCACGCAGGAACGCGTAGATGCCTTGTACCTCAATGGCATTGTTGCCAGAGGTGATACTGACTGAACCTGCTCTACCAAAAACTGCCATGAGAACAGACTACTTGTTTAGGTGAATTGCTCTCCAACGCAAATAAGCAAACATCGTGAACAACATTCGAGGGTCTTCTGCCAGCAAAGAGGAGGGGGAAATGTGTGTCTCGCAAGCGAGATACGCAATCATCCAATGGGCTGACTGATCTCCAAAGGGACGATCACGGCATCAGCCTGGTTACCCAACTCCAACGCCTCAATCTCGTTAATCCACGAATCAAAATCTAAACCAGTACGTTTCGTGCGATGCTCAGAATGCCAAGCCAAGAAACCTAAATCGGTGAGCGTCAGTTCAGCCTCAAACTTTGCAACGCTCT